GTCAGCTAGGGCTGGTCTTAGGATCTGTTCCCATACGTCAGGCTTAATGTCTGCGTACTCGTCCAAGACTAAGTACCTTAAAGACACACCACGCATAGTTTCAGGTCTGTCCCCACCCTTTAGAGAGATTGTAGCACCGTTCACTAATTTTATTTGTAAATTGTTAATGTGACTGGACGCTATGACGGGTTGCCCTAAATCCATTAGGGTTTCCCACATAATGTCCCTAGCCTGACCCTGCGTAGGGGCGACATAGAAGACAGTACCTCTGTCAGTCTGTAAAGCATTAACAATCAATAACCACGCTGCAAGTCTGGACTTACCAGTACGTCTACCTGCGGCTACGATCTTAAAGCGTGTGGGGTCTTCCCAGACTTGTTGTTGCCACGGTAGTAAGTTAATATTTAGTTCAGACACTAATAAGACCAAACCACAGGGACACCCCTTCTGTCATCAACGTGAATAAAGGTTTTAGCAACCCCTATACCCTTAAAGCCCATCTCCATAGCATGTTTAATAAGTACATGCTTTTGATTACCGTCCTTTACAGCTATATCAGCAGCCACACCTAAGACATGCTGACCTACAGTGGATTTTTTAGCTTCTACACTATGGGATCTGTCTCTATAGCCACTGGTGATAGTAAAGGGGAAACCACACTTTTCTCTGAGTTCATCCAACCGGTGAATAAAAGCAATGGACATTTCATTCTTACCTGTCTCTTGACAGTCATATTCTTCATAAGTAAAATATTTAAACTCTTTACTCATATTCTGTATATTCCCCTTCCATAACTTCAGGATTATCAGTAATAGTTGTCTCGGAACCTAATCCCGTTATGTTGATGGATATGGAAGACCTACCTCCATTAAGCTTATCCTTCTCAAAGTAGCTTACGGGTAACATCCTGTCCATCATTAACTTCCATGCTGCTGCTTGATGCTTATGGTCATCGTCCAAAGCAGCATTCATGATACTGTCCAACACTTTCTGTGACTTAGGGGAAGCTAACATACGAGCTTTGTACTCATTAATGATAGCAGCGTCACCTTTGGGCCTACCTACGGCATTTCTACCACCCTTCTTGTTAGACTCAACAAGGACTTTCTTAGGTCTACCCCTTTTCTTCTTGGGTATTTCTTCAAGCAAAAGTATTGCCTCCTAGTATTGCTATGAGATACTTTAGGATACCTAAGGCAGCTTTAAAATATTACTTTAATTAATTTTTTAAAAGTAATCTCTTTATGCTTCCTTAGTATACCTGTATATTATAGCACATTTTCAGTTAAAAGTCAAGAACTTTCTAGTAGAAACCCTAACTATTTGTCTTGTTGTGTCTACCATTAGCCCACCATTTGACCATTTAGTCAACCATTGACAAAATCTATTAATATCAATTAGTTGATCTATAGAATTACCACAATAATTAGTTGCATTTAGAGTCCAAAATGCCTCTTTTTAGTGCCTAGGGTGGTACTACTAATAATAACCAATGGCTGCCCCCCTCCCCCGCCCCTAAAAGCAACCCCATTGGCAAACATTGGCACACTTCTTGCAGGGCTGGGAGCCTGTGGATAACCTGTGGATAACTATTGGCACGCTTATTGCATGGCCCAGAGTTGGCATGGGTCTTGCATAACGTGCAAGAAGCATACCATTGGCAACATTGGCACACTTATTGCTAAGGGTGTGGGGCTAGTGGGGAGCCTATGGCAGCCCATGTCCCTATCATAGATTGGCAACCATTGGTAGACCTACAGACTACTATAAGTCTTACTTATGATGCGTTATATAGACAACAATCAGTGCTTGCATTGTCTAAACCATTTGATATTATAGGTGCATCAATTAACTATATAGGAGTTTGTCTTTATGTCTACTACATACAACATTTATGAAATCTATACATGCAATCCAGAAGACGGTTCGGGCGGTTGGGATATAGAGTTTATCGGCGCGCCTTCTATGGAAGCTCTGGAAACTATGCCCTTGTTTGACTGTGTGATTATGAAACAGTGGTCAAAACAAACGCTTGAATCCTGCAAAGAGGTTGGTCATTTTTGTGATGGTAGGGTGTGGGATGGTGAAAAGTTTCTATAGCCCACTGATGAGCTTGTGAGATTCAAGCGAAACGCCTATTATGGGCGTCTGGGTAAACTAAACTTTACAATGGAGAAACACAATGAGAAAGATTGAATTAATGATGAACCGAGCAATTCAGAACAGCGAGAACTGGAACTGTGCCAACACTATGGTCACGTCTCATAATAACGGCATGTCTGAGGTATTCCTACACGGACACCACATCGCTCGTGTATGGCGCTTTGGTGATGAGGTACAAGTGAACACGGAAACCCTTATTAACTGGCCCACACGTACCACAATGAGCCGCTTGCGTGCTTTAGGTGCTGATGTCTGTACGCGCAAAGGTGTTGTGATGTTAGACGGTGAGGAGGTGGCATAGCATGAAAACAGAAACCCTATACCTAGACAGCGCCTTTGGCGACTGGTTGCGCCAATGTCCTGCAAACGTAGAGCATAACTATGACGAGCTGAACGTAGACCTACACGGTACGCGAGTCTCTGTCTGTTTCAGCGTACCAGATGACGAAGACTAAAAATAATGCTTGACAAGTTTTTAGATAGCGGTTAAACTCTACCTATGGTATCCTAAAGTAGCTATTAGATATTACTTTATAGAATACTCTAAAGGATACTTTAGGTAGCCTTAGGGGGTGAATGTATAAGAGAGGGAATGATTATGGAAATTATTATAATACTGTTTTTTTATGTCTTTTGTCGGGCTATGACAAGTGAAAGCAGGTCTATAGCTAGACAGCGCAAAGTGGCAGAACGCTATGAAAAAGAAGCTATGGAGTTATGGGACGATGAATAACTTTAAACCTATCAAACCTACTCGCTACCAGCTTTTAGAGGCTTACGGTGTCCTTCAGCAGATTCACGCTGATCCTAATACTAGCAAGTATATCATAGCGACCCTAAAGGACTGTATGGACATTCTAAACAGTTACCAGAGGGCCTGTTTATATGATAACGATTGAAGGTCGCACCTTTCTACTAACTCAGCAAAAGGAAGCCGTTGCATTTCTGGAAGGTATGTTGTACGATTTAGACAGGCACGCCCTTGTGGTTGTCTCTGGGTACGGCATGCTATTAGACGATCACAAACAATTACAGGAGTTTTTAGACAATGAACCATGCGCGTTTATTCACTGACCATGATTATTGGACTATGCACGATGGGGACGAGATACGATTCAACCTTGAAGACTATCAGCCCTATGAGCCTGAAAGCTGTTTACATGAGGCTTATCTGTTCGGTAACATCACCATCAACGGCAAGCCTAAGGATCATTACGACCTAACGGCAAGCGAATACGATGAAATGGTTTATATAGTTCAAGAGGGTAAATATTATGAACATCTTTAAAAGACTTTACAGATGGGCCGTTAGCGTTTATAACGACATTTTAGAGGGCAACCTAACAGAGCAGGAAGCGGACGATATATTTTGTGTTTTTATTTCTATCTTGTGTCTTGCTATGGTTATTTTTATTGTAAACTTTGAAACTTTAGGGGCGGTATTTGAATTATGAAAGTAGAGATATTAGATATTATGGGTTCAGACCTGACAGTAGCCAATGCGGCTAGGGTGTCCTTTGCCGTTGAGTCTGAGGAGTTCGGAAGCAGAGACAAAAAGCTGATTAGGTATTTAGCAAAGCACAAGCACTGGACACCCTTTGCACACGTACAGGTCCAGTTGCGTATCAAAGCGCCTGTGTTCGTCGCTAGGCAGCTTGTGAAGCATCAAGTGGGTTTGGTTTGGAATGAGGTCTCTAGGCGGTACGTAGACTTCACACCTGTTTTCCACGCACCGGAGGCATGGCGTAAACGTGCGCCAGATAAGAAGCAAGGTTCACTTGATGAAACGTTTGAAGGTAGGGACGAAGAAAGGTTCGACGAGAAATACTGGGACTTGATGACACGTTGTGAGACTATCTACGATAACATGCTTGCGTCCGGTGTAGCCCCTGAGCAAGCCCGTATGGTCCTGCCACAGTCCATGATGACTGAGTGGTACTGGACTGGGTCTTTGGCAGCCTTTGCCCGTATAGTGTCCCAGAGGCTCTCAGAGGACGCACAGTACGAGTGCAGAGTAATTGCAGAAAAGATTGACCAACTGCTTGTAAACCATGAACCGATCAGTTATAGTTGGTCTTGTTTAACTAACAGGGTATAACACAATGGGTGATGAATTAGACGTAACAGATCCAATGGAGGGTTATATGACCAACGACTACATGAAGAAAATGGCTTTGGAATTAGCCTACGATGAACTACACTGCTTGAGAATATCAGAGGCACATTCTATGCTACGGGACTTCCTACAAGAAAAGTACGAATCAATGCCCCCAAGCGCATTGTCCGAGATGTACGAAGAACGGTTTTGGTACGTGACAGGGAAGAAATAACCATGAGCAGATGCAGAGCCTGTAATAACGTCATGACGGAAACTGAGATGAAGCGTAAAGACGCTAACACGCGAGACTACTCTGACTTGTGCAGCTCTTGCCTTGTAGCATCCGTTGAGGCTTTAATGGAGATGGACGGCATGGTGACGGACATTGAAACAATACAACTATTTGATGAAAAGGAGGTTGACTATTCGGCTGTAGATGGTATAATTAAGTATGTCCAACAGGACTATGACTTTGAAGATAACTACTAATGGAGTTTGTATGAACAATAAATACATTGCTGAAGGTACAGTGGCCTTTCAATCACTACGTGAGCATGACGTTTGGCAGGGACAGTCTACGGGCAAGTACACCTTGACCTTAGGTTTGCCAGAGGACATCGCAGAGGTCTTACAGACCAACGGTGTCAAGCTGAAGGACTA